CAAATGTTCACCCACTGTGTAAGACCTGATTATCTTATTGGTAATCTAGAGGCTTATGCCTGCTTTATGCTTTCTGAAAATATGGAGCAACGATATTTATATGGTGAAATACTTTATGTAGATCCCACATTGCAAGTTAAAGAAAAAGACTATGCAGTTGTTCATATAGATGTTGCAGGCAAAGTTGCAGGCTTAGTCCGCAGGGTTTTTGAGGTCACTGATAGGCAGTATAAACTATCAACTCTTAATCCTGAGAATACTGAGGTTTTTAAAAATTCAGATATAAAAGCCATACATAAGATAGTTGGTGCTAGAACCAATATAGAATAAATATATTGCAATATATTCCTATAAGGTATAATCTCTTCTATGAATTGAGAGGAGATTACCTATGGCATATCCATTTTTTGAGAAGTTTGGATTAGACACAAAAAGTCTAGCTGAACGTACTAACACGATTGGTGGTAGTGATATCACCACACTAGCTTCAGGAGATCCTGAACGCATAACAAAACTATTCCAACAAAAAACTGGCAAGATTGAACGAGATGACTTGACAATGGTTTGGGCAGTTATAATGGGGCATATCACTGAAGAAGCAAATATCGAATGGTCTGAGCATTATTTAGACCTTCCCATAATTGACCGCCAAAAAGTATTTAATGGCACAAAATATCCCTTTATGAGATGCACTGTCGATGGAGTTGTGAAAGGCTACAAAAATAGATTAGCCGTCATTGATGCTAAATTTACAATGGGTAGACCTAAAAGAGATGAAGAATATAAAGACGTTATTCCACGACTAGTTAAATACTACAGTCCACAACTTCACTGGAATGCATATTTAATTGAAGAGACTACTGGCAAAAAATGTCCTTATGGGTTGTTGTCTTTTATTAAGGCAGGCGATCAGCCAGTTATCCATGAAGTTAAAATAGATAAAGAGTATCAGCAAAAACTTATTGATGTTGCTAAGTGGTTTATGGGTTGCGTTGAAATGGATATAGAGCCAACTGACATTCCAACCGCTGAAGCACCAATTCCTCAAGAGGATAAAGTACCAGTAGATATGAAGGCAGATCCAAAATGGAAAGCCTTTGCTGATCAATATATTCAAACTTTAGGGGCAAATGAGATCTTCAAAGATGCTGAAGCCAAAATCAAAAAGTTAGTTCCACGAAATGCCAGTGAAGCATTTGGGCATGGAATACAAGTCAAAGTCGCAAAAAATAATAGTAAGAGGATAACACTATGCAACAATTAAGTAAGGCATTACCAATTCCACAATATAAAACCCCAATAGCTGAACCAGTTAGTAAGGGCGATAATAATATAGCTATGGCATTAATAGCTTTTCACCAAACTAATCCTCATGCTTATGAAGATAAAAGAAACCCACATTTTAAAAACAAATATGCCTCACTAGAAAGTGTCATTAAAACTGTCAGAACTGCTAGTCAATTTGGTTTGACCTTTACTCAGGAGATGGACTTTGAAGGCGATATAAGTTTTGTCAGGACTGTGATGATGCACTCTTCAGGCTCTATGAGAGTAAGTAGAACTAAGATTGTATCTAAAGATCCTAATGATCCACAAAAGCAGGGATCAGCTATTTCATATGCAAAAAGATATGGACTGCAAAGTATATTTGGACTTCCCTCAGACGATGATGATGGAGAAGTCGCTACATTAAAGCCTGAAGGCATTGCTCCCAAGTTTTTCCCTTCAGGTAATTCTGCTTCAGGGGGTAACACCTCCTCCAATCCCTCTGAAGTAGATCTAAATTCACTTATAGCAAATGCAAAGTCAGAAAAAGAATTAACTGACTTATATGTGAAGCATAAGCCGACAGACGAAAAAATAATTCAAAAATTCAAAACCAAAAAAGGAGAGTTAAATGGAAGATAAACCAATGATTAAATATGGAGTTGATGAGTTAACAATATCCATAAATAAAAATGATCGTAAAACTGAGGATTGGCACTCAGACCTAAATGGCAAACTTGTCATTAATGGTGAGACTTATTATGCCAACGTCTATCAGAAGAATGATAATTGGATTGCAGGCAAGTTAGTCAAAGCTGACACAACTAAAGTTCCTAACAAGACTATGACTAATTCTACAACCATAGCCGACAATAACACTTTAGATGATGAAATACCCTTCTAGATGCAAAGAGAAGATATTTTAAAAAGTGCGATAGGATTAATCAATGGTGATCGAGCAGACGATTATGGAGATGCTCACGATAACCATAAGAGGATCGCTCAGTTGTGGTCAGTTGTTTTTGGAATAAAAGTAACTACCCAACAAGTTGTCCTCTGCTTAATCTTATTAAAGGTCGCTAGACTTATTTATTCCCCATCCAAAAAAGATAGTTGGATCGATATCGCAGGATATAGCGGTATCGGTGGGGAGTTTATTGAGAAAGAAAAAAATGACAAACAAACCAAATAAACACCTTCCTATTTTTCGCAGGACTAAAGAGCAAATTGCAATAGATAATAAAAATTTTGAAAATTGCAGTGTTTGTGGAGATCCATTAAAGAAAGCCAAACAAAGACGAGATAGTCCTAAAACTTGTTTTATGTGTCGTGGTGATCGTGCCAGTGGAAGCACTGAACTTAGACAAATGTTTAAAGAACTAAACAGTCAAAAATCTAAAGAAGTTGATGATTGGGGCAGTCAGACAATAGCTAAAGATGATACAGATATGTATGGCAGTTTTTCAAAACAACCAACTCAAATATCTTATGGCAGTTCATCCTTAGCTGAGGTCATGGAAAGCAATAATAAATATCAATATAAAAATGGCTCTGCAAGAGATGGAGTTAGATACAAGAGGAGTTAGCTATGGAAATATGTCCAGTATGCAAGTCGGCATGGAAGCCAATCATTACAAGATCTGCGGAACAATGTCAGATATGCAAGCTAACAATGCCATTAGATTGTTGTTCAGGAGTTTGTGAGAATGAGCAAGTGGAAAAAGCCGACAACAGTATACGTTCATCCAACTCCCCTGATGACTAAATGTGATCACTGCGGAAAGGCTTTTGATTGGAGATATGGTGGCTTGATTAATATGTTGAAAGTTGAATTTTGCGGACATGAATGTTTTGACGATTATTTAAAAGAACGAAAAAGGCTGAGAGATGAGTTTCAATCGCTTTGATTATTGTAAATATTGTAAGGCTGAGATGCCTAAAACAAAAACCAAACGATACCGAGCGACTATGTGCTATGACTGCCAAACCGATAAGAAAGATGGCAACCACGAACTTTTAAAAATTTTTGATGAACTTCGAGAAAGAAATAAAAATGCTGAGAAAGAAAATTGGGGTGCAGATAATCTCAAAGTCAGTGACGAAACCCCCTATAAAAAGAAGGGGCATACTGAGGTTTGGAGACGAACTTCCTTAGACGATATCTAACCCAATAATCTTTGCATTAATTTCTCAGCCTGCACTGGACTTCTAGCCTGCTCTAAATCAATAACAGTATAATGAACTTCAGCAGTCTTAGAGTTCTTGCTATGCCCCATTCTAGCCTTCCTGATATGATCAGGAACTTCACCAATCATGCTAGTGTTGTAATACTTCCTAAAGCCACCAATACCATAGTCAGGCACTCCTGCTCTCTTACAAACTGTAGTAATTAATTTTCTCATAGCATTTTGCTCAAATGGCTTTCTTCCATTAGAATTTGGAAATATCCAAAAATCACAATTAGAATTTAATTTCCATTTTTTTAGCAATGTCATAACCTGAGAAGGCAAGCCTAAAACTCTTTCTCTAAAATTATTTTTTAGTTCCTGAGTGTCATATCTATAGACATTTCTTTTGATAGTAACTTCAGACTTAGTGAAGTTAATATCCTTCCACTGCAATCCCTGAAGTTCGTTAGCTGATATTCCAGTAAATGCTGAGAACATTATAAATGTATCTAGATATAAAGTTTTTTCAGCTTGAATTAATTTCAAAACATGATCGTGAGAATATCCGCCTCTTTCAATCACAGTTCCTTTTATCTCTTTTCTATCGTCAGAGTTACAAGGATTTCTAGAAATATAACCCTGATCAACTGCAAATTTCATAACCATACTTAGTGACTGAACACAATGCCTGATAGTTTTGGCAGACAGATCTTTATCAGCACTATCATCAATAAATTCATTTACCCTACCAGTGGTAATCTCTTTGATACTCATACCCTTATAAAAGGGATTTAAGTGCAGTCTGAGATGCCTTTCATCATTGTCATATGATCGTTGCCTAATGCCATTAACTTTTCTTCCAACCGCATTTAATCGCTTCTCTAAGGCAAGTTTTGCTACGTCATCAAACAATGCAACCTCAATCTTTGTTACATGATTTTCAAAGTCAGAAATCATAGCTTTTCTAATAGACTGAAGATCTTTTTTGTTAACGGCAACCTTCCTGCCATATGACTTCATAGTCGCTGATTTATAACGAAACTGAAAACCTTTATAATCTTTAGCCACAATTATATAAGGCTTAATATCTCCAATAAAATAATTAGCCATTATTTTGCTCCCTCTATAAATAAAATGTCACCATTAGGATGCTGAACCATTATTTCTTTAACTTTAGCTTCTGTAGCTATTTCCTCAGCCATGTTAATAAATAGTTCATGCTCATGTGGATGAGTAGACAAAGCCACCTCAATCTTTTCACAAGACAAACCATCTTCATGCCCATCACAAATACCACTTACTGGATAATGAGTGCATCCACCCCATAACTTAAAAAAAATATTAATTGTATTATTGAGCAGTGCTTTCGTACTGCCCATCTTTGTTTCATGCGGAATTATTATAAATGCTAGTTTCATTACTTTGCTACCTTTATTAAATTAATAATTTTGGTATGAAGGATGCTTCCTTCTAATGTGTGAGCAACAAGTTCAGGTGATGCTTCATCACCATTTCTATGTTTTTCAATAGCTAAATCAAACAAAGTTTCTCCATATTTATCTAAGCTATGTTGAATGTAATCTAATTCACTTTTTGAAAGTTCTATGTTCATTAGTTTGCTCCCTTAACATTTTTGATAATTGTAGTTTTTTCTTCATCGTAATTTTTGTGATCTTTAACTTCAGCAGTACAGTAAATTGTATCGCCTACTGTAAGTTCCTTAACAAATTTAGATGATGCATAAGTCGTATAGACATTGTGATTAACATCGACAAACTTAGTGCATAAAGATCTGCCAAAGTATCCATCAAAGTAAAAGCTATCAGTAACACCTAATCTCAATGAAACTGTCTCTCCAACAGCACCAATAAAAGAACTAGATGGATAGCTAACTTTAGGTTGATCATCCTGATAAATAACTGGCTTTACATCCTGATCAGTAGTGCCATCTCTAGTTATCTTTTGCAGATCCCATTTAGATGGGATAAATAATTTTGAAAATCTATCTGCATGAGACTTGTATAAAGCCTTAGCTACGATAACTGCCTTATCATAGTCAGTTGATAGGTTGGTGATATGAACTGTCTTTTCATACATTCCATAAGATGAATACTCATCAAACGTATGGTAAAGGCAAAACATCTTATTGCCCTCACCACTATTTATAGACCAAATACTTTTCATTAGTTTGCTCCCTATTTTAATTAGCCACTCTAAAAGCGATATTATTTCTCTATTATGCACTATTATGCATATTATGCAACTATTATTTCAAAAAAAGGGAACTATGCCTGACGAGCGTTAGCCACTTTGTTAGCCACTCTGTAATCGTTATCAGGCTTAAAACGCAAAAAAACCCCAAAAACCGAAGTTCTTGAGGTGCGTATAAGTCATTGATTTTATTAAGAAAGTTGGTTGCGGGGGTAGGATTTGAACCTACGACCTTCAGGTTATGAGCCTGACATTTTACCCCTAAAAATGAGGATATATATAGGTTTGTGTTTGCGGTTAGCCACATAGTTAGCCACTTATTTTTTTGTTAAAAACAGTTAGCCACTTTTACTATTTTTTTAGATTTCCTGCAACTTTTTCTGCTGATCTGCCGATAGTATAGCCACCAACTCCGACTGTCAGGAGTGTCCATAATTCAGGCGGTAGGGGTATTGATAACTCAGTTCCAGTGAAAACTTCAACCAGTGGAAACACTAGAAAGTTAACCGAAACTATAGCTGTAATATTCATCATTAAGATTGGTCTCCAACTAGAAGCTATCCAACTTTCTGACTTCGCCTCAGCTAATATAATAGAACTTGCTGAAGCCTCAATTTGCTTTGAATTTTCTAATAATGCTAATCTAACTTTATTCTCAGCATCCATTTTTTTATCAGGATCAGGAATAGCTTCCTTAACTATGTCTCCGATTAATGGTGCTAGTGCTGTTATTAAAGGTATCATGTAAATCTTCCTTCCCTAATCTTTGTGCATTTCCATCTCATGGCTTTCCATTTGGGTAAATACTTTGGAACTTCTGAGCCAATTTCTAAGGCTCTCGCTTTGCAACTTTCAAAGGTTTCATAAACTACTGGATATTGGGTATTTTCTATAAACATACATTGTGTGGGATTGTTAATCATACAAACTGTAATCAATACCTTAAACATCCTGCCATTCACCAGTACGCATTTGGTCAGCTAATTCATATGCTCTGCTACCAACCTGAGAAGCCCACTTAGAAGGGCTAACACCATCAGAGCCAGTTACCATTTCTTTTGATGCAGTTTCATAGTCATCGTCAGACAATGCACCAATAAATTTTTTGAATTTTAATAGAGTTGGCTTGCCTAAATTAAAAGCCATATTAAGCACGACTGCCCTTCTAGTCTCATCTAACTGATTATACCATCCCTCATCTTTCAACTCACTCTCGCAGGCTAAAAGGTCGTTTAAAAGCATAAATTCTGCCTCAGCTTCTGATATGCCATTGAGACCGATCGCCCTGCCATATCCAATCGTTTGAACATTTTCACTGCAAAAATAGAGGTCTAATCTCAATCCCTCATGTCTGCGGATTTGATTTAATAAGTTTAAATGGATGCCTTGCTCTTTCATCTGCTTTGCTCTTTTCTGATTTGTCGGATATATCTTCTGTAAAAAATGTTTCCGATTTTGTTAAAAACTTTAAAAATTTTAAAATTAATATTTTCCATGAATTTTATTTTCCCTAAAAATATCCAGTGACTTTTCCCAACTCTCATATTCAAGTTCGGTATTCTCAAAAAAGGCTTTGGGTCTGCGGATTGATTTTCGCTGTATATTGCAAACATGAACAAACCAACATTTGCGGTGATAAGTGGAGACCATGCAGGCAATGTCATAATCATTTGAATTAGGAAATCTTTTATTAGATCCTAACCCCATCATAAACTGTAAACCATTGTTTCTCAGGCTTCTCTTGATGCTAGAGCCTTTGACCTGAACACGAATATACTCATTGTCCTTAAAAGCAATTAGGTCAACTCCATCCTGCTGACACAGAGATGTTTGCCAACCTAAATCCTCTATAACACCGCAAGCAAAGAACTCAGCTATTCTGCCTGCTTTCGTGCTAGAATGCTGAACCATATTTCAGGTAATTCGCTAATAAAATAATACCGCCTGCTCCTAATGTTATTAAAATAGTACAGACAACTATGAGTGTGTTGCGGTCTCTAATTCTTTGCATTTCCTTTAATTGTTTACGATGTTTGGCTCTTGCTGAGGCAATCGTTGCCTGCAATCTTTCCCACTGACCAATTCCATCTGCACCATATAAAAGGAATAATGACCTGAGTTCGTCTTTTAATCTCTTTTGCTCTTCTTCCTTAAAATGCTCTTCTATTGCATTATCCATAACAGAACCAAATATGCCTTTTTTCTTTTGCTCTTTAGCAAAGCCTAATTCAGCTTCTGCTTTGGCATAGGAACTTATCGCTTTCGTTGCTGAGGACAAATCTTTGCCCATTGAAGCCATTTTTTTTAAGGCACTATGAGCCGTAGTCAACATTGAGAATGCTGAAATAGGATCTATCATTGGCTATCCTTTATTTGGAAAGAACTTTGTCTAATTTATCTTCAAGTCTATGTAGTGCCTCCATTACACGACCTGACGTATCTCTGAGATCTTCTTTTGTGGAATATTCTTCACGAGTTTTATTTAGCAGGATTTGCAGTCTTTTAACTTCTGAGAACATCTTTGAAAATGCCCATCCAAAAGGCAAGATCACTAAAGTCAAAACTAAGTTCCATAGTAATGTTGCCTCTATCTCCAT